AATCTTTAATATACCTAACTAGTGTAGATCTAGGCATCGCGATAGCTTTATTCAGTTCGGCTACAGAAGCATAATAGCTTCCATCGCTTCCCTTGACTGGTCTACGATTTACTGGAATGGAGCCTGTCTTTGCTTTTATAACAGCAGCAATGGTGTTAGGAGCAGGCTTCCTACCTGCCATGGACTTAGAAAGTTTCTGCCTTGTGATATCGCTTACAGTTTTACCTAAATTACTAATTCTTATTTTTTGTTTAGTCTGCTCGGATAATTTTCTGCCTATCATATGATGTCTGCATTTTTCTTTTACTTCTTCAGTAAAACCAGCTTTAGTCTTCATCGCGTGATAAGCTTTAAAGAAAGGATTGTTAAGATGGGCCAGCATCTTGTCTCTGTTGTTTTTCCACAGCTCTTTTGCAAACAAGGAGACGATGTGGGGCTCTACTTTTAGCTTTTATTCTTATCTTTTCTATGGTATCTTCTGATAACTCTTTGTTTCCACCTGGTCTTATATTATAGCCGTTATTGATAGAATCGTGGGCATCTATCTCTATTTTTTCTAGCTTGTTTGCGTCTTCTCGGTTTTCGACACGATGGAGAAAGAACACTGAAAATTAGAGAATCCGTACTTGTTGATGGCTCTATATAGCTTTGCGCAGCTACTGCTATGTCTGTGGGATATTAATCTTTTTCTGGGGTTGCTTGTTTGGCCTATGTATACCTTGTTATTTATAGTGTTGACAATCTTATAGATATAAATCAAGGTCTTACTCCACTCTTCAAAACAATCTCACAGATATGATCGAGCCTCTCCACATGCTCATAAGCACTCCACGGATCTCTGGCAATAGCACAGACACCGTGCCTATCCTGGCCAACAATATCGTACTTAAAAAAATCCTCGTTAGAGGAGTCTCCCGTACCTGAATCGTTTCCAGATATGGCGTTGTAAGTTGCTATAGCTAACTCACTAGATGTAACTGGAAGTACTGGAACATTCTTTGCAACTCTAGTGTATCTATGAAGCTCTGGAAACTGCTTAGCTAACTCAGAAAGCTCCCAACCTGCATACATCGCAGCAACAACATGAGTTGGATGTACATGAAGTACAGAAAGCGTTCTTGTGCCGCTCCTTTGCAGGAGATAGTGCATTTCTAATTCGCCGGAGGGCTTTCCTTGTTCAGGAATAGAGAGTTTATCACCGTCGAAGGTCATCTTGATAATATCTTCAACTCGAAGAACGTTCTTACGTACACCAGACGGCGTTATGTACATAAACTTACTTCCTTTTCTCCGAAAAGAGGCATTTCCATCACGTGTAGTGATCCACCCGCGCTGATAACATCTTTCCATAACGTCGCATAATTCTTTGATCATATTTAAGACCTTTGTGTGATAGCATTATACTATGGACAGAAAGGAATATGATAGACAGAGATATCTGAAGAACAGAGAGAAGCGTCTTGCTCAAATGCGCGAGTGGAGATCTAAGAATAGAGAAGCAGATCTTCAGAAGAAGCGAGATTACTACAAGCAAAACAAAGAGCGTCTTAGTAAAATTAAGAAGCAATACTATAAAGAAAACAGAGAAAAGATATTGGCAGCAGATAAGCTTTATAAAGCCTTACATAAAGATGAGCTGAGAGAATATAGAAGAATCAGAAATCAAGAAAGATACAATAACGATATTGACTTTAAAATTAAAAAGAAACTTAAGGCTAGACTATATGCCGCAATGAAAAATAACTACATCAGTGGAATAGCTATCAAGAACTTAGGTTGCTCTATAGAAGAGCTTAAAAAATACCTTGAATCTAAGTTTCAGCCTGGCATGACTTGGAACAACTATGGAAGAGGTGGCTGGGAGGTTGATCATATTAGGCCGCTATCTAGCTTCGATCTAACTAAAGAAGATCAAGTTAAGATAGCGTGTCACTACACTAATTTGCAGCCACTCTGGCGAGAAGATAACCTAAAGAAAAGCAATACATTATAAATCAATGTTAAGATCATTAAGATCTGCTATATTGTTGTCATTATCATCTTCGATAACAACCCCGTCAGAATCTAACTTTACAGTCATCGGATCCTTGTAATCATAACAAGCTTTCAATATCTCATCTTGAATCTTTTTAGATCCTTTAACAAAGGCAAGCATATTAGCTTCGCCACGAATAGGTTCATAGTTTGCAAACTGCCACATCTGGGTATTCTCTTTACCAGTTTCTGGATTCTTAGGATGAAAGATGACGCCTAATGATTTAGCTAGCTCAAATATCTCAACATCTGTATTAATAATGCCGTAATCGTAGTGATATGTAAATTCAGCAGTTCTTGCTGGTGCGCCAAGGCGATTCTTCTTAACCTTAACACGAACTTTATGACCAACTTGCTGCGCACCGCCATGAATATTTTCACCAGATTCAATGACGCCGTTTTTAGTGTCAAGCTTAACGATCTCAAGCATTAAATCAGCCGCATGCTTAAGAGCTCGACCCTCAGTTATTACATAGGGATTGCGTAGAGCTTTTATGGGATCAATCTCCATAGTTACCTGCTGAATAAAGAACGTGAGTAGCTTGTATTCCGCAATAACAGGAATAACTAGTTTGAGAGCGGACGGAAGATAGCTGGCTCCAGTTCCTCCCATCTTCTGGTCCGTTGTCTGCTTCATGTTGACTTCTTTAGGATACCTAATAGCCTTGATTGAATCTATAACGATTCCTTTGATTGGAGCCCCATCTTGGAGCATCTCTAGCATTTCTCCGCCTATAAAGTCAAAAATCTTGACTGGATCATTTGTTTGTCGAAGATAAAGACGAGTATCGTCTCCGCCAACCTTTTTAAACAAGGGTAGGTTAAACGAAAACTCAGAATCAAACCATACAAAGATAGCTTCTGGATCTTTTTTTTGATAATCTGCAATAGCCATCATTGCAAGCAAAGATTTGCCGCTGGATTCTGGTCCGTATAACACAGACACCTTACCAGGCTGAAAACCGCCAATCCCAGTTGCCCAATTAAGCGAGGGAGATCTAGATGGTAAAACTGGAGCAAGGGTTGATTCTAGATTAGATGCAGCTATACCAAAATCGGCAGTTAACTTTGACATCCATTTTTTTACTGACATATTTTTCTCCTTATGTTTTATTAGATTTTACTAAATTATCTTTTGCCCAAAGCGGTTGAAGATTCGTGTAATGACAGGCTTTCTTAAACTCAGCCGGATCTTCTAAGTTAAATGAAGATAGAGGTTTGATATGATCAACATGCCACTCACCATAATTATCCCAACTCATACCAGGTTGAAATTTAGATTCCAGATATGCGCATAGCTCGTCCCAAGTACATCCTAAGGACTCGGTTACAGAAATTTTATTTTTTATTGCCATTCTAGTTCGAACTCGTATATTGTGCTTAAGTCGCTCTTGAGGATCTGTGCGAAGTCTATGCAAGAAGCGATTCTTTTTATTTTTAGCTCTTTTATTAAAGAGCTCTTCGTAAGATGAAATGCCATTTCTATGCCAGTGTGCTTTTCTTATCTTTTCTCTGACATCTTGATTCTTCATTGTTTGAATTAAAGATTTGATAGCTTTTTCTCTACCACAAATGGGACACCACTGTCCGCGATTCTTAACATGATTAAAGGTTGCGGTAAATACGTGGCCCTTATCGCATTCCCATAGGTACTTTTCTAACATATTAGTATATTCTGTAGAAAGAAATTTACCTCCTTTTTGGATAGCAAAGGCGATCACGTCATTAATGTGGGTCTTTTTGCCACGAACTATAGCCATAATCATGTCCCTGCATTTATTTAAACAAAGCAACAATAAAAGCTTTGAGTCATGTTTTATTAGATTTTACTAAATTATCTTTTGCCCAAAGCGGTTGAAGATTGGTGTAGTGGCAGGCTTCTCTTAGCTGATTATCATTGGTTAAATCAAAACTAGATAATGGCTTAATATGATCTATGTGCCAACCATGTTTACCGTAATTATCCCAAGTCATTCCAGGTTGGAATTTAGATTCAAGATACCTTTTAAGTTCTTCTATAGAGCAGCCTAACCAATCTACAGTTCTAATACTGTTGTTAAATTTAATTCGTCCAAGGCGAGAACGAATTCTCAACTTTAACTTAAATTGTATGTCATTTTTAAGTCTATTTTTCTTATATTCATTTTGGTTCTGAACGTGCCGCTCAATATTGCTTCTTTTCCATCTTTCTTTGTTATTATAGTCTCTTTCTTTGTTGTCCTTGCGCCACTGAATGTTACGGCATAAATTAGAACAATATATAGACGTTTTTCTCTGTGAGATATAATCTTTATGACACACCCTGCACTTTATCTGATACTTTGTTCTATAAATGCCTCTTGGCATCACATGCCCTCATATGGTGTCATATACTGATCGCCATAAAGGATTTTCTTTAAATCATCGTGCGCTTGTCGTAAGATAGAAAGCTTATTTTTAAGCAAAGCAACTAAAGCTTCAGTTTTAGCCTTATTATCCTTAGCTTCAATGACATCAGGATCGATATCTACATATCTTTTACGTGCTTCAGAGCTATCCTTAATATTTCGCTCCTTTAAGTAATCTGGTGCTTTATCTAGATATGCAATAGCCTCAGCTTGCTCTAAACGAGATTTTGCGCGAATATCTGCTTGAACAGCTTTTGCTAACATAGCCCCTGCAATATCCTGTCCTTCAATAAAATCTCTTAAATAGGCTGCGCCCATCATTTTATTGATGGACGCAATATCTTTTACCTTATCTAAGTAAGTTGCAAGAACAGTTACATCTATTGTAGATGTAGGCGATATATCGCTCATATATTCTCCTTATTAAGAATTAAGGAGAGCATCAGCTTGCGCTAAGAAATCATCATCAACAGATGATGACTTTAATGTTCTATTGTTAGAACTAGAGCTGGTTTTATTTGCCGATAAGCTAATTTCCTCATCTTCTTCATCTTCATCATCTAAACCTAAATTAAGGTTTACTTTAACTGATGGTTTTGTAGCTTTTGTTGTGGTTTTAGTGGTAGCAGTTGTGTTAGGTGTTTTATTAGTGATATCAGCACTAAGATCGGCATCAGGACACATTTCAATGATTCTTGGCATATTTGCCTCAAGAATCTCACTAAGCTCTTCGTAGGTCTTAGTCTGATAAACAGACGAAAGATCATAGGCTAAATTTTGATAGTTTTCTACTATAGAACTAGGTAAGGGAGACCGATCATCCACGAAAGAGATTTTTCCAGTTTGAGGATCTTTAGTCTTGATAGAGACACGTTTTACGTCGTACTCAGTATCTCGTCCTACACCAGTTCTAATAATATCAAACCAAACACCTGAATCATTTTCGTCTGAATTTAAAGAAGTGGGGTCTTGATTGTAATCATTAATGTAGTTTAACATCTCCATCTTCAACTTCTTATGAGCAGTGCTTTTAAGCTCAAGAAGACCTACCTCTCCAGATTCATCTGCTGCGTTATAAATATAGACAGTCTTAGGACTTAGATCAGAGATCAGTTTGTTTAATGGAGCAAGACGTGCTTTGATTTCTTCTTCTGACTCACCAACAGCCTGCATCTGAGATTTAATAGTTTCAGCCTTTTTCTTTAATTGTTGGACGTACTCAACAACAGGACACCTCTTTTCAGAGGTCATAGAGGAGGCGAAAGGACGAGTTCTCCCAGAATCTGGATCAGTCAATCCCCAAATAATTTGCCATTTTTTGTATGGATAACCGTTTGAATTTTCACCGAATGGTGGTAGGATTCGAAACTTATTATGACCATCAGTCACTTTATGCCGTTTCCACTCACGACGGCTCTTAAGAGAGTCAAGGTTGATCTTGATCTTGCTGTTTGTAGACATAGGGTACTCCTTCATAGGTTATATTCACTGGGCATAATTGCTGTGAATTTATTACATCGTTTTTATACTAAAAAACAATTTTAAGTACTTGTTTGGTTTTTTAGTTCTTCAGCTTGTTCTTTAACAAAGACAGATTTAGGCTTTTTAGGACTTTCTTCTTTTAATTCAGACAACCCATTTGAATAAAATATCTCGTATATCTCTTTAATGCCCGAATCAACGCATATTATAAGTTCTGTATTTTTAGGACGATTTTTGATCTTGTAGTCTATGTACTTAGAGAATATAGCAGGATAATCTGACTTAAGCATCTCGATAATAATTGAGTTAAGTTCTTCATCTGAAGAAAAAGGCCTTCCTTCAAAGTTGTGAACCCTCACAGAGTAGGCAGTCATATTTTCTGGATCATATTTTTGAGCAATAGAATCCATTATCATTCTTAAGTGAAAGTTGCCTGTAAGACCGTTTTTAGGAGCTTTATGTCGATGTAAAGCAATTTCTTCTAAAAACGAAGGTTTATCAATAAGATATTCGCCTTTTTTGAGGGTTTCTGGTTTTTTAGAAACAATGATAAATTTTGACATATAGTCTCCTATGTTATATTTTTTCTACTTTTTCTATTTCTTTAACAATTATACTAACTGGTGTTTTCCAGCCTTGTTTTAATTCCCCACGTACATAGACAATAGTGTTTTTAGGCCATCCTAGTGCTTTCTTAGCATCCCACTTAACAGCCTCAATCATGTTATATCCATCAGACAACATAACTGTTACTCTATGCCAAGGTTTACCGTGCTTACTGATTCCGGTTTTATATGATGAACTATCATACAGCAAGATCATACCTATTTCTTGAGTCATGCCTCTTTTAAAGAAACTTTCAGCTTGCTTAATGCCTCCTAAGATCCAGGTTTCGTTTTCAGAATCTTTAGATTTCATGTACAGTGGTATATTTTTGCGACCAGTTGATTTTAAGCCTGGCCATCTAGCTTTTAATACAGACAATATGCTCTTAGATGATAGCAAAGTTTTATTAAACGAAAGATTGTATTCCTTCTCTTGCAGAAAGATCTTGATTGGATCAAGATCATACATATCTGGTTTAAAGTCTGTCTTTCCGTTCTTAAGAAGAAGATATTTCTTCATTAGATCTAACCTAGCATCAATATAGCTTTTAATACCGTTAATATGCTGAGCATAATCAATATCTTCAGACCAAGGATCCATCAGATCGTCTGCTGCCCTTGCTTTTATAAGGGCACTAAAAGCACCAATATTAACCTTAGTGTGATCAATCCTAGATACAAAATCTTCTAAGGATTCAAAAGGACCCTTTGATATGATCTCTTTAACAACAGCTGGGCCAATAGACTTAATTGCGCTAATTGGCGCAGCTATCTTGTCGTCCCTAATAGACCAAACATCAGTAGGATTTTTAAGACTTGGTGGTCTCACCTTATCGCCAAGGTAAGAAATATATTTTCTCGTTTTATCTTCTTTATCTTCGTTGTTTAAGACTCCACACCACCACTCGAGTGGATAATGGTGCTTTAGATAAAGAGTTATATATCCAAGTTCGCCGTAAGCATAAGAGTGAGACTTATTAAAGGAATATCTGGAAAAAGCCATAATCTGCTGACACACGGTCTCAATTGCCTCTTCTGACCAACCGCGCTTGGAACAGGCCTCTCTTATCTTAGAGAAAGTACTCATGATAACTTCGTGCTTCTTCTTTGCGATAGCAGAGCGAATTACGTCACTTTCTTCCCAAGTATAACCAACAATCTCGACCAGAAACCTCATAACTTCTTCTTGATAAACAAAGACTCCATTAGACTCTTTAAGTATTGGTTCTAAGTCTGGATGCAGATATTCCACTTCTCGCTTACCATTCTTTACATCCATGTAATACTGGGCCGCGGTTGTATCATATAGTGGTGCATCTAATGCACCAGGTCGACATAATGCTGTCATAGCTGCGAGATCTGATTTATTGAGAGGAGCGAACTCCTGTGCATAGGCTTTAATAAGCTCGGTGTTGAACTGAAACGATGAATCTGTGTCTCTATTGTAGAAATCAGAGAAAACACCTGGATCTGCGTCAGGTAAGCGATATATTAAAGGAACACCGTTGATCTCTTCTAAGAAATCTATATTGTGGTTCTTTTTAATTAGAGCCATGGCATCTGATGCCATCGTCAATGTTTTAACTCCTAAAATATCTGCTTTAACAAGTCCACATTTTTCAACCATCGGAGCATCAAATTGGGCGACGACTATCTCACCAAGCTCTTTATCTGACATTATCATAGTAGGAACGCGGTCGGCAGAGAGATCTAGCGTAGAGATAACAAAAGCAGAAGCATGTCTGGACCAGCCACGAATAGATCCTATTAATTTCTTAACCATCTCTTCAACTTCTGGTCGCTGCTTAAAGAAGTTTGCCAAGATAGGTTTTTTATGTACTTCTCCTTTGTGCTCAACTCCTTCTTGATCTACATAACCGTACAAGAAATCATACTCATCTATGCCTTGAGGACTATCGTCGATCTGATCGCATACAGCTTTAACTTCCTCGTCGTTCCTATTTCTGCCATATAGAGCGTACATCGCATCTTTAATGGCATTCTTGGTCTTCATTTTAGAGAATGTAGCGATCTGAGCAAAGCCTAGACCATATTTATCTTGTAGATATTTCATGACAAGGGGTCTTGCTCTATCAGCGATATCCAGATCAATATCTGGAAACGATCCTGCTCTAATACGAGCGTGGCTTAAAAAACGCTCGAAGGGCAGATTTGCGGCAACGGGGTCAACATGTATTATCTTAAGATAGTACGAAAGTAAGGATCCTCCAGCAGAACCACGAGCAATTCCTTGCAATAAACCAGAAGATCTAGCATAAGCACATATATCCTCGTATACAAGGAAGTATGGGATAAAGTTAAGCGTGTCGTTTTTCATGACGACATCTATTTCTTTTTTAAATCTGTCAACATAGACAGGATCATCTTTCCATCGGCCATGCTCTTTTATCTTCTGCATAAGATAGTAGTATGTCTGCATGTTGTAGTCATCTGTCTTTTTCTTTATGGCTTCTGGTATTTCAATTTTAGGAAGATGGTACTGGTGCTCTACCTTGATAGTGGAGGCAGCTTTGCCTATCTCGTAGGTATTTTCAATCATTGATCGAAAAAGGCTCTCAGTGAGGCTTTCTCCGATATGGCTTTTTAAGATCGAGTACATCTCGCGAGACTTAACAACATGTCTCGACTCAAAAAAATATCTGTTATCTTTATAAGAGTTTTTTGAAACACAATCCTGCACGATCTTGTCGTTAGGATCGATGAAATGGGCGTCGCTAACAGGCACACATTTAATGTTAAGTTCTGATGCCAACTTGAAGTAAAACCTGTTGATATGTTTCTGTAGATTTCCGCCAGGAACGTTGTAGCCAACAAAACCAATCTCGCTATCAAAATATTTATAAGCGTTGATTGCTGCAAGCTCTAATCTAATGTCTAATAAAGAATTTAGTTCCTCTATAATTGCTTTAGCTTCTCTCTCTTGGCGAGAGAGCAGGTATTGTGCAACAGGTCCATTCAGACCAGGAACCCCAAAGATTATTCCGTTTTTTCTAGAAACTACTTCATCAAGACTAACAAGAGGAAACTCTACGTCTGAATCTTCAAAGCGATTATGCCAGCCTATAGAAGCTAATTTGATGATATTTCGATATCCCTCTAAAGAGACTGCCCAAGCGTTAAGATAAAACTTTATATTATTATGAGAAACGATAAGACCAACACCAGGCACGCCAACAACATTTGGCTTGTTAAGCCTAGTTATATCAAATAGACTTGCAGCCATGCCATGGTCAACTGTAGAAAAACCAGGAACATTATTATTTTCACACCAATCTGCCCACTCTTTAACTGTATTAATAGAATCTGTATAGCTAAACATAGAGTGAACGTGCAGCTGTACAGGCTCAGGAAAGTCAACATCGATTATCGCGCTATCTTCTGCTTCAAAAACCTCAGTTTCTCCTAGCATCTCAGACAATATTTTGTCTAGCTTAATGGTGGCAGATATATCAGATAGCGCATCGTGCGCGTTTATCTCGATGCCAAAATGAGAGCAAAGTGTGCCTAATTTTAGGTTAGGGGTTGGAAGTTGGGCTTTTAACTTCTTTGCTCTCTTAAAAGTATCTCTTGTATCTTGCGTAAAGAGCTCTATATAGTCCTTTTCTCTATTTACTTTCTTAAACAGGGCTGCCAAAAAATCTTTATCGAAATCAACATTAAAACCTGCAATCGTAAATTTAGTATTAAACTGACGAAGATACGAAACAAAATTATTTACCATTACCTCCGGCTTTTGAAAGGTTGCCAGCTTGTCTCTACTAATATTATTAACATCTAAAGCTTCTTGTTCAATTTCTGTCCAATTTATGGGTTGGCAATACTGATTAAACGCGCTGCTCTCCTGAACCCCATTAATCACGGGAATACAAGCAAGCTGAATTATATCGTTTTTTAACGGGTCAAGGCCGGTAGTTTCGGTATCAAGCCACAAATAATTGACGATGTTCTTGGTCATGCATGAATTATACAAATGAAAAAGGCACCACTGTTTGTGGTGCCTCTTAGCTTGAGATTGTGAACTTATATTTAAGTGGTTTGAAAGTTAAAATTTAAATCAATTTTTGTATCTATAGTGTCTGATATGTTTAAAGTAGGAGTGCACTCGTAAGAGTATATATCTTGATCAGCGAGACCCTTTTGAATACCGGCAAGATAAGATTTAAGAATAAGATTGTTGCCTTTATTAGCTCGCAAAATTGCAGGTTGATAGGTTGTAGTTAAAGTTACAGTAAATTTAGTATTACCTGAAGCAGCATTACTAATTAATGCGTTAGATATTGTGGATAGGTTTGTGACTGTAACAAATGTAACACCAGCATTAAAAGCATTAATGCATTGCTGATGTAAGCCAGTTAAACCATCAAAAAAATCACTCTTTAAGCTCATAAAACCTCCATAATCAACGTCTAGGACCCAAGTTTAGGTAAATCCTATTCGTTGCTAATAAATTATTATATCAGTAATTGGCACCTGAATTAGGGTTTACTTTACCGCTCTGAATCTCATTGATCTTCTCTAGAAGAAAGCTGATTTTAGCTCGCTCGTATTTAATAGCGTTTGTGTAGGCGGCGTTAATATCCTTAACAAGCTGTCTAGCAGCAGCAAGCCTCTCATCTGCTGATCGTTCTTCCTCTATTTCTCTTATTTTTTGTTCGGATTTAATGATTAGCTGCGCAGCTTCATCTTCATTTATGTTTTCGTGGTTTTCAATAAACGATTGGCTAAGAGTTTTTCTTACATCGGACATATCATCTCCTTTTAATTTTATCTTTAATGTTCCTAGCTCTTTGTACCACAGATTCTAATCCTATAGTTTTCTTTTTAGCTATATATTTAGATAACTCTTTATTCCATTGCTGGATATAAGTAGCAATGTTATCAGAATTAGCGTGCTCAGAAAGCACCTGATCAATCTGAGACTCGAGGACGTCAAGCTCATCGTTATATTTCTTTAGAAGGCGCTGGATTCTTTCCTTTTGTGTTTTTGCGTGATGGCATTCGTCGCATATCCTTTGAAGATTAGATTTATCGCACCAAAGCCTCTTTAGAAAGACCATAATTCTGTCCCACATATCGTAACTATCAGGAAAACCTTCTAATGGGACTACAGGATCAATGTGGTCTACGGTAATCTTATTACTACTAACCCATTGCTTACAGACTTCACACTGTCTTTTAACCCAGTTCTTTTTAGCCCGAGTTCCGTCTTTTTTATATCGTGGAAATTCCTGCCTAGATTCTTCTAATTTTTCTAAAACAATTGGACTTCTCGCGAACAATCTTCTATTTACGCCACGTATAGCCATCTCTTGATTGAAGGGGGCTTTCTTTTTCTTCACTTGAAAATTATACTTATTTACTAGATTGTTCCTTTTTATTCTCTGGAACGTATCGGATCAAGCGAAAGCCGCTGCTTTCTAATCTATTAACGCCGCCGTGCCTCTCTTTGATCTGTTGAAGGGTAAGAGGCTCAGAAGTAATTCTATATGGCCCATTATGGATATGGTATAGATATTTTTCAGCCTCTCTATCGGCTTTTTCAATATCCTCGTCAGACCATTGATCCCATTTTAACAATATCTTTTGTGTTTTAGTAGACATGGAGCCGTCTTTTATCTGTTCCGCTATCTTCTTAGGATCTTTATTTGAGGTAGGGGCAATTCCGGGGATTTTAGATTTTGATGGTTTAGGGGGCGTCATCGATGGCGGAGTTGGCTGCTTTATAGCAGGAATAGTAGGTAGTGATGGCTCCGTTGCTGATCTAATAGCTTTAATAAGCTCTAATACTTTAGATAGCCTTGACCTAAGCTCTTCCATAGTTATATTATATCATGTGCTTACACTGACAGTAGATATGTCGTTCTTAAGAGCTACATGAATAGTTTTAGAGAAGGAAGATTTAGCTTCAGAGGCATGGTCGATCACAAATATCTGTCTAGATCTAGATAGTTCCTCCAATAAACCAATCACTATTTCGCGCCCCGTATTATCCAAACCATCAAACGGTTCATCCAATATAATCGGATTAAGACTCATGCCAAACTGTGTCTCCAGTACTTCAAGAAGAGCAAAATCTACACATAAGGATAACCCTTTAAGTTCTCCTCCTGACAAGCTACCAACAGATACCTCAATGCCGTTTTTAGTCAAGGTCTCTGAGAATTTGGCTACCACGTCTCCCTTAGATGTTTCCTTATATGAGTTTAAGATATACGACATGTTAGGGGACAGGATGTCAATGTATTTTTGAACTACCTCATTAAATGTATCAACTACAGAATCTAATACGTATGCTTGAGCCCCAGTTGGGGAATATATGCTCGATAAGGTCTTGTAGATCTCTAATTCTTTTTTATAATTAGAGCAATTTTCTATAAGTTTTTTATTAATCTCAGTTAGGTTGCTAATTTTAGCATTTAACTCTTGGTTGTTTTTAAGCTTTGAAAGTAAAACTTCCTTCTTTGAGTTCTTAATCTTAATTAAAGACCTAATCTCGTTCGATGTCTCAACGTCTTTATTATATTGCTCTGATTCTTTTCTCTTTTTTTCTTCTAGTTTTAACAGTATCTCGTTTATCTTATTTTCTTCTGCGATAATTAAGTCTTGCTCATCTATTTGAGCTTTTATCTGCTGAAGTTTTTGTTTTACTTTTTGTTGATGCTCCTCGTGCTTTGCTTTTAGTTCTTTAGTATCTAATACTGCTCCACATTCACTACACCTATCACTTATCTCTATATCCTTAATAGATTTAGAAATCTCCCTATATCTCTCATAAAGCATTGCGCGCTTAGCTTTTGCCTGAGATATGTCAAGCTGTTTCTGTCTTATATCAGATTCTAATTTCTTATATTTAGAGAGGTCTGGCTTAACAGACAGCGCAAGCTTGTTGAGCTGGCGCTCTAAATCTGCAATCGATGTATCTAACTCAGAAATCTGAGCAGAAATATCAACCTCATCTACTAACGATTCTGAGTAAGCAGATATCTTGGATAAATTTGAATTAATTAAATTTTGGTCTCTATCTATCAATGACGATATATGCTTGATCTTTTCATCAGCTAATTTCTTAAGCTCCACAAACCTATCGAGGTTAAGTAATTGTAAGATAAAAGACTTTTTATCTGAGTCTGAGGAATTGAGAAAGCGTGGGAACTGAATACTGTTTGCTTGTGGTGTGTATATTGTAAGTAAGAATTGATCGTATGTGAGCCTAATTACGGATTCAAATTCTGCCTGCGTAATTTCTGATCGTATCCCGTTTTTAAAAAACTCAACACCTTTTGGGCGACTTCTTCGAACTAGCCATTCATCTTGACCGCATAAGAGTTTAACTGTTGCGCTACCTGATTTTGCTCCTCTTCTAAGAATCTCTGATGCAGTAATCTTCCTAGGAATCTTGTCGTAGAGAGCAAAACTAAGACAGTTAAATATAGCTGTTTTTCCAGCTCCGTTGGCCCTATTCGTATCGTAATTCCATCCTTCTACAAGGACAAGCCCTGAGTCCTCGAAACTTATTGAGGCACTCTCTATGCTCAATAGATTGGAGATCTCTAGCGAGAGTATACGCACTGATGAATTATACTCTCTTGACTAAGAGAAAGTACTTATCAAGTATTCTGCTTAGGTGAAGGAACCCAGTCCTTATTGATGACTAGTTCGCCTTTATCATTATAAACAAGCCACTTCTGTTCTAGACAGGTCTCAAGAGAGTATTTTTCTACTAATCTCGGTATCTCTACTTCCCTAAAATAATTAGTTCTTCTCTCTCTCATTATCTCTTTATGGTCTTTGTTTAGACGCTTGTTTAGGTAGGGATCAACTAGTTCTCGGACTTCAGTTTGACTATTAATGTTTGGAAGCTGACGATCCATCGTAGATCCACATGCGCTGCATACTATTTCTTCTACATTTCTAGGAACAAACTTGGATGTTTCAGTTTTACAGTTTTTGCATATAAATCTATATTTAGGCATCAGAACCTTATCCCCACACCTATACCGAACTGACTATTGTTAATTTGACCCATTTCTCCATGGAGGCCAATAAACATTGGCCCCCATAAATCCATAGTACCATGTCCGTAATAATTCTTATTATTTAATAAGCCAATCTCAAGCCCAAATCGTTTTTCATTTACAGTTTCTTTCTTTTCTTTCTTAAGTGAAGCAATAGTGCTCTCATATTCAGATTGTTTCTTTTCGAAATCTCTCTTTAATTCAAGAACACGCTGCTTATGTATATCAGCCCATTTTTGCTCAATCTGAGCAATCTTAGTCTTAAACTCTTCTTGAATTTGAGTTATAACCTTACTAGACTCTGATGTTTCTGTTTCAGTAAATTCTTTCTCCTCGATAGTGCCATCTGGACGCACGATCTTAAACTTAGCTACTTTCTGCTTGCTTTTTAAATCCCTGATATCGATCAGAAGATGCGATACTCTTTTTTCTGATTCTTCTAACTTGACAAGCGTTTGTTTTAGGCTTGCGCTATACTTCTCAGTAAGATTTTCTATTTCCTTCTTATGCTCTTCTTTAAGTAGAGAGACCTGCTTCTCGTACTTTTGAGAGATCTTTTCCTCTATCCTCTTAGAGGGATAGAATAAGATCCCTATTGTTACACCAACTATTAAGATCAAAAACGAACGAAATACCTCATTTTTAAGCAATTCATTAATCTTTTTCATGTTCTTTTTCTATAACCTTTCGACCTATAGAGTAATTATTTAAAAACCTAATATCTGGATTAGGTGCACACCACACTTCTCCAGTATCGTGTATAGCAACAATCCATATTAGGTTATCCTCTTTTCCATAATCGATCCAACCTACTGCTTCTCCTTTTCCTTTTCCAACGACATAAACAGGTATAGATGGATCAAGTTGCAATAGTCTACTCACAACTACTCCTGTCCAACTCCGGCACTAGACATCATCTCTCTAAACGCCTGCTTACTTAAAGCTAACTGATTTTCTAATCCAGGATCTCTTGGAACTACAACAATACCGCCTAATGTAACAAGTAGAGAGGCGACCGATAAGGCATTGCCGATCGCAACCCTGCAAACCTTTGCAGGTTCAATAATACCAGCTTCAATTGGATCTACGATGATGTGCTGATTAGCGTCAAACACCTTAGTGGGTAAAGTTTTTTCTACAGCGGCATTATGAATGTGATCTGCTAATAAAGGCCAAACTTCTTCCACGCTTTCACCGCAGTTATTCAGCAATAAAGTAAAAGGTTCTGCTAGAGCTTGAGCCATGATATCCCAGGATTGTTTCTTGTTGGGATGTAGTGATATAACTCTAGATAGAGTTAGTTGAACAGAGCAGCCACCTGGAACGATACCCTCAGCAATTGCTGACTTAACTGCTTCAACTGCATCTTCTACTCGATCTCGCTTTTCTCTAGCTTCTAACTCAGAACCACCACCTACCCAAATAGTAGAAATGCCACCAGTTAATTTTCCAATTGCAGCCTTAATATGCATCTTATCAAAATCACTTGGAGATGTAGCCATAAGATGCTTTAATTCAGCGATCCTTGCTTCTATCTTGTCAGGATCAGGAATAGCTGTAACAACCGATTCATACATCCCAACTTTAGCGCTTTCAAAGCGTCCAAAGCCGTTAATACCATCTTCTTCGATGAACCTATCTATTGTTCCTGGATCATATACAGTTGCATTTGAGTAAGCAGACATATCTAGCAGAAAAGAAGACCTAGAATTAGCTACTCCAGACATAGGAGTCTTTACTGGAACAACAGTATAGCCACCTTTTGTAGTTTTGGCAAATGCCTCGATTACTACATCAGCAAAACCATGAGCAAATACCATTATAGGCAAACCATAAACCTGGCTTCCCTCAACAGCCTGCTGTATTGCGCTAGGAACTTTCAAGTCATTCAGTGTTCCGTCGTAGAGAAACACTAGACCTTTATCCATCTTTACCTGCTGATTCGCTCGATCGTTGATGAACGCTCGACCAACAGAACCAATATCTTTTAAACCAGACGTAACGATGAAACCATCCATCGTTTCAACTCGGATTTGGTCGCCTTGTGCCTCTTCAATGAGAACGTGGCCATCTTCACCTGCAGCAATAACGGCGTCAACCGCTGCTTCAGCTATACGCTGATCACCGTTCGCAGATATCTTTGCTACATTTATAAGCTCATCTCGTCCTTTAACAGGCTTCGCGTTCTCCTTTAAGAATGGAACAATTACAGTCGTATATAGCTCTTGTAACTCATTAGACATTCTTTGCGGATTGTATTTTGGATTTTCCGCTAAAAACTTTAATCCGTATCTAGTAATAGAATTTGCAAGCACGATCGCTGTTGTTGTTCCGTCTCCAGCTTCCTTTGCAGTTTTAAGGCATATCTCTTTAGCAGCATCAACAATAATATTAGCTTCTGCGCTTTCAACACCGAGAGATTTTGCTACTGTAACTCCGTCTTTAGTAATTAGAGGAGATAAGCCGTCGCGCTCTATAAGAACAGGTCTTCCACCTGGACCTAGGGTGGCACCTACTATAGTTGCCATCTTATCTATAGTGGACTCAACAATATCTTTGATTTTGTTCTTATCAGCTGTAATATTTTTAGCTTTACTTTTCTCGTAAATCATTTGTACTCCGGTATTGTTTGACTATCATCGAACATATATTGACCATAAGCAGCTTTAACATCCTTATCTAAGTCATAAGGTATGTTTAAGTAAGAAACTACTGCATATCTATTTATACCTGGGTTAAACGGATGCGCAGAAAATCTAAACAAACTTATAGGCATAAGAGTTGCTTTAATAAAGCCGGACTTAACTATATCATTAATAATTTCAACTAATTTTAAAGACATATTGAAAACATCGTTTGGATCATCGCAGCTTAAACCAAAACAATAAACTGGAGCACTTTTTATATCCCATACCCCTATTGGGGTGTATGAAAGTGTTGCTCTAATTCCTAACTTAGAGAGAAGATAAAACAATTGGTCTTGCGATGTCAGCTTTCTGTCGCATGCAGGCTCTTTCCACTGATAAATAATACTTTTAGACTTTAAATTTAAAACTTTTTTAGCTTGATCAGAAAAATACGGTTCTAAAATCGGATAAAGATCCATCACATGCGGGTCAAAACCACTTAAAATATTAGGCTCAGAAATCTTCCCCGTCTGAATAAGATCGTTTACTGCTTCTCGTATCTTCTCTTTTATAGTCGTCATTGAGCTTTCCCTTGTTAAAATCTTCTACAATCTTTTCATATTTTTTAATCTGCTTCTTATCTTGCTCAAAACCAAAGAAACTATGGCCTAACTTAAGAGCCGCTCTCAACGAACCTGTTCCACCGCAGTAAGGATCAAACACTACCGATCCAGGTAAGCAATTGGTCATCCTAATTAGGAGTTCAGCTAGATCTACGGGATAGCTTTCATCTAACGAGCCAGTCTCAATCTCCCAAGTATTGCCGGGACAAGAAAGATCGTCGTGGATTTTTAAGTATTGCCGAATAGGAAGCCTATCTAATTTCCATACTTTTCCGTTGCAGAAGTGAAGAACATACTCGTGGGAGTTAACCAGGTTCGTCTCAGATCTTTTACCAGGAAACCATGTCTTCTTAATTACTATATTGTCTATATGGTAGAAACCATTATCTGTCATTATCTTAGCGACTTCAAATGGCCTAGATTTTGCTTCAATAGGCGCATAGCATATCAAGAACACAATCCCGTTTGGGACCATGCTTGCTTTCAGCTTCCTTGCAAATTCGTTGAAAACTTTAGGGTCCCAGCCATCTCGTTTTCTGATCGGAACTCTAGTGATACATATTTCTGTGTTTGCTGGCCATACAGCATCACTACTCATCGGATCCATTTCCTGGATCCGAACTGTTGTTTGAAATAGCTTAGATAGATTATCTAACTTCATGCTAGAAATTATACTTACCCTCTCTAGCAACATAGCCCACTTAAAGGTGGGGCTAGAAACATATTTTAAACTGCTCCAGTAGATCCAAATCCACCCTCACCTCTAGAGGTGTTGGTATCTAACTCTTGAACTTCTTCTATAAAATAGAGATTGCTGTATGGGTGCATGATAAGCTGAGCGATTTTTTCACCCTTTTTTATAATAAGTGGTTCAGTGTTCATGATGGGGAAACCGTTCTCATCGAGACCTAATATCAAATTAGTATTTGAGTGAATTACGTGGATAATTCCTCTGTACTCTTCGTCGATAATACCAGCCCTAACAGAATGGCCTTTACTGCCTAAACCTGACTTAGTCGTAATCTCAGCGTAAGTATTTACGGGCAACTTAAGTCGAATGTTGAGCGGAGTTTTACCTGATTGCCCTGGGTACAAACAGATATCTTCAGTTGCATACAGATCAAACCCTGCATCAGTATGACGAACCTTACTAGGTAATTTTCCACCTTCTTCAACTTTAACTTGAATCCTGTATGCCTCGTTAAATTTAGCTTTCAGCTGTTCTCTTACTTTCTCATCCATACAAACTCCATATTTTTTATACACAGATTATACTGGCTCAGTTTTACTGA